TTTAACTATTCCATATTCTTTTATTTCCTTACTCACATTATCCATAATCGGCTGTAACTGTTCCCTGCGTTCTTCCAGGCTTTTTAATTGTTTTTCTGCTGTTTCTGCACGCTTTTCTGCTGCTTTTTTATCTCTAAGCGCCTGTTCTTTACTTTCCTTCAAACGTTCTTCAGCAGATATTTTCTTCTCTATGCGTTCTTCATAGAGCTGCTTGTCCTCTTCTGTTTTGAATGTCCTTTTGCTTTCGCTTCGGTTGAATCCATACAGGGATACTTCACCTTTCATGCTCCGGTATTTATTGATTGCAATCATGATCCTTCTTTCCCTCACGGCAAAGAGCTGAATCTGTTCGATCAGAAGCATTTCTTCATCCATCGGGATATCTTCGATCATATCTTTTTCAGACTCATCAAGGACGTCCCAATATACAGCGGAATATGCTCCGTGTTTCTCTGCAATCTTATCTCCCGGTTTCAGTGGACCTCCCTTATTTCCAACTGCATTTCTGTTTCCAGGCTGTCCACCTTTATGGCGAGCGTTCGCTTTTTTCTTTT